CGCCCAGCATGACCTTGAGCCCCGAGATGGCGGTCCCGGCGCCCGAGAACGACGACTCGAGCGCCGTCATGACGCCCTCGCCGCGCTGGATCTGGCCGAAGAAGCCCGCCATGTTCTGGGCGGTGGTGCCCAGGTTCATGAGGAAGCCACCGAAACCAGACGTGAGCTTTCCTACCACGGTGAGCAGGGGTCCCGCGGCCGCGGCCATGAGCCCCCACTTGACGATCTGCTGCTGTTGTTCCGTGTCCATCTCCGCGAACGCGCGCGCGAGGTCGCCCACCTTCTGGATGAGCGGCTCCGCGGCGTCCACCACGTCGAGCAGCGCCTCGGCGATGGGCGCGCCTATCTCGGCGGCGATGTTGGTGATCTTGTTCGCGAGCACCTGGAACTTCGAGGCGGTCGACTCGTTGCGGTTGTCGACCTCCTTCTGCAGGGCGACGTTCTCCTCGTACGCCTGGTTGGCCATGCCGATGGCGTCGGCGTACTGCTCGGAGTTGCCCGCGAGTCGCTTGAGCGTGTCGGTCTGGCGGATGGAGCCGATTCCCAGATCCTCGAGGAGCACCGAGAGGTTGCCGCCCTCGTCCTTGAGCTCGCCCATGTTCGTGAGGACGTCGCCCAGCGTGCCCACGACGTCGCCCTTCCACGACTCGGCGAACTCCTGCGGGGTCTTGCCCGCTATCTCCGCCCAGCGCGAGAGGTTCTCGGAGCCCGTGGCCACGTCCTTGTCGATTCCCGCCATGATGGTCGAGATGGCGGAGCCGCCCGCCTCGGCGGTGATGCCCATCGACGTGAGCGCGGCCGACATGCCGAGCACGTCGGGCACGGACATGCCGATCTGCGCGCCGGCGCCCGCGATGCGCTGCGCCATGGCCGACACGTCGCTCTCTGTCGTGGCGAAGTTGTTGCCCAGCGCGACGATGGCGCTGGCGTAGCGGCCTATGTCGTCGTGGTCCATCTTCATGACGTTGGCGAACTGGGCCATCTCGGTGGCCGCCTGCTCCCAGTTCATGTTGGTGGCCACGTCGAGGCCGGACGCCACGCGCGCGAACTCCGAGAGCTCGTCGATGTCGAATCCGAGCTGCGCGCCCAGCGCCTCGATGTTGAGGAGCGTCGCGGCGTCGACGGGCTGCGTCTCGGAGGCCGCCACGGCCGCCTCGCGCAGGCGCTCGTAGTCCTCCTCGGTGCCGTCGACGGTCTTGCGCACGTTCGTGAGGGCGGTGTCTATCTCGGTCGAGGCGCGCACGGTTGCCGTGCCCAGCGCCACGAGGGGCACGGTCACGGAGGTCGTGAGCGACGCGCCCACGCGCTGCATGCCCTCGCCCGCCTTGGAGATGGCGCTGCCGCCGTCCCTCAGCGCGAGCCCGAACGACCCGAGCTTGGTCGCGTGTCGGTCGTAGGCCTGCTCCGCCTCGTGCATCTCGCTGACGTAGTGCTCGAGCTGCACGCGAGCCTCCTGCAGGCGCAGGGTCACGCGGTCGTACTGTTCGGCGTTGTCCTCCGTGCGGTCGCCCAGGGCGGACTGGGCCGACTCGAGCGCCGAGACCCTCTCGCGCCACTCGCCCACGCGGTCGGTCGTGAGCCTGAGCTGCTGCCCGAGCATCTCGACCGAGTCGGCGCCCTCCTTGAAGCGCATGAGGCGCTGCACGTCGTTGAGGTCGCGCGAGGTGCCGCGCATGTCGGTGTTGATGCGCGCGAGCGCGGCCGTGAGCTCGGAGGCGTCGCCGCGAAACTTGATGGTGATGTTCTTGAACTCGCCCGCCATGGGGCTACCTCCTTATGGCGTCGCTAGAACCTGCCGAAGAAGGCGTCGATGTCCTCCTGCGTGGCCTTCCTCGGGCCTTGTGGCCCCTGCGGCACCTCCTGCCGTCCCGAGCCCGCGCGCATGTAGCCGAGCTGCAGGGCCAGGTATCGGTCGGACTCCGCGGGCGCCATATCGCGCGCCTCGGCGTAGGTGAAGCCCAGGCGCATGAGCGCGAAGATCATCCCCTCCTCGGGGAAGTCCCGCGTCGCCTGCGGAGCGACGCCGCCCTCCTGGCTGTCGAGGTCGTGCAGGCTCTCCGCGCCGCGGTTCCTATCGGTCTCGAAAAAAGGTGCGCATGAGCAGGTCGATGACCACCGAAGCGATCTCCGCGAGCTCCCCGTCGGAGGGGCACTCGTCGCGCACCTCGGCCTGCCACCACTGCTGGTAGGGTTCCTCGACCGAGCCCGCCGCCGCCGCGAGCGCCCACACGATGGGCCAGATGGCCGTGGGCGGCACCGTCACGACGACCGAGGACTCGCCGTCCTCGCCGTGCACGATCTTCGTGGTGGACGAGAAGAGCTGGGCGCCATCGCGGTCGAGGCTTCCCGTCCACGGGTCTGGGAGCTTGCCCTGGAACTCCTCGGCGTAGAGCTGCCTCGCCCAGTTGGAAGCCCTGAGCTTGACGGCCGAGCCGTTGAGCGTGATCTCTGCGGTGTTGAGCATTCGTCATGCCTTCCCATATGCGAGGAGGGCGAGGCAAAAGCGCCCCGCCCTCCTGGCGTTCTCTTGGTCGGATGTGGAGCGCCTACTCCGTGGTGGAGTGGGGCGGCTTGGTGAAGTAGGCCTCGTACGCCGCGTGCGTGGCCTCGGTGTCGCTGATGTAGGAGACGGCGAAGTAGGAGCCGTCCTCCATCGTGCGCGGGCTCGCCGAGATGTCGATGGTCTCGCTGGCCGCCTGGACGCCCGTGTCGGTCGTGTTGTGCGTGCGGCGCAGGTTCGCGCAGCGCACGCGCGGGGCGAAGCAGCGGCGGGCGTGGATGTCGCCCTCGAACTGCCAGCCGATGCCGCAGTACGCGGCGCGCTCGTTGCCACCCGCGAGCAGGTCGCCCAGGGAGTGCTTGACCCAGCCGAGCACCTTCTCCTTGAAGTCGTCGGGGAAGATGAGCGCGGCCATGGAGCCGGAGAAGCCCTGGTCGGTCTCGACCGTCGCGACCTTGTGGTTCTTGGCGAAAAAGTCCTGGAAGGAGGACTGGCGGTCGAGGTTGAAGCTAGTCGGCACGTCGAAGTCGATGACGTTCTCGGTGTCGTAGGTGCCGTCCGCCTTGATGGGCCAGACGATGACGCGCGAGAGGCCGTACTCGACCGAGTTCTCGTACGCGTTGGTGCCCGTGACGGTGGGCGTGGTGTTGTCGGTGGGCGTGGTGTTGTCATCAGGCATGATGACCTCCTGTCTGCGCTTTCGCGCGTCGGTCAGTTCTTAGATTCCTAGGCACGTCACGTGCCACACGTACTGGGTCACGCCGTCCTCGAGCGGGTACGTGTTCCGGTTGTGCGCGAAGCCCGCGGCAGCCAGGGCCGCCTCGACCTCGGTCTCGAGCGGGATGTCGGAGCCGCGCACGTAGACCTCGACGTCGTAGTCGGTGACGCGGCACACCACGCGGTTGGCCGCGAAGATGTTGTCGGTCTCCTTGGGCACGAGCATCGCGTGCGGGAGCGGCGGAAGCTCGTCGGCGTCGTCGGGGTCCCACGTGATCCTCACGATGGGTATCTCGCAGGACGCGAGCGCGGCGCACAGGTCGTCGTAGGTCCTCACGATACGCTCGCCCTCCTTATGATCTCGGCGCCCTCCTCGAACGCTGGGGCGACGTGCGGGAAAGCCCTCGTGCGCGTGTGAGTCGGGCGCCCGAAGAAGACGAGCTCGTGCCCGTCCTCGAGAAGGTGCACGAGCGGCGTCTCCCTGCCAGCGTTGCCCACGGTGTACTCCACGAGGTCGTCGGCGTCGGCCGTCTTGCGCGACGTGAAGCCCTTGGCGTAGTCGCCGTGGTCCTTCGGGGTGGCCGATCCTTCTCGGAGCGTCTTGGCGCTCTTGCGCGCGGCGCGCTCCACGACCGCCTTGCCAGCCCTCGTCTGGGCCTTGGCGTGCTGTATGCAGACGCGCCTGAGCGTCTCGCCGAATCCCTCGATCGTGCAGACCTCGTCGCTCATCGCTCCACCATCCCCTGCTCGCAGGTGAGCTCGACCCACTGGCCGTCGCCCTTTGAGGCGGTGACCGCGTAGGTGAGCGACTTGTACTCGACCTGCCGCTCGCCCGCCCAGTCGCATGCGCGCAGGGTGAGCGCGAGCGTCGGCCACGGCGCCGCGACCCCCGTCTTGGAGGTCGCGCGGTCGCCCATGCGGGCGTGCCTCACGTAGACCTCGGTGCCGCCCTCGGTCCTCGTGGCCTCGCCGCGCGCGTTCCTTGACGTCGACGTGCCCTTGAGCAGGCACGTGCCGTCGCAGGTGAGGCGGTCGAGGAAGAGCGTGGCGAGCTTCGGCGTCGCGTCGGTGCGCGTCACCTCGTAGACCTCGTCGCCGATGGCGACCACGTCGTGGGCGTCGAGCCCCGCGGGCGGGCGCCTGCACACGACCTTCCGCGTGACGGCCACGCCCTCCGACTCCGCGAGCGCGAGGTCGGAGGTGCGAAGCCTTGTCGAGCGGAAGTCGAGCCGCATGCCGCGCGCGAGCCCGACGCAGGTCGAGAAGTCGATGCCGCGCTCGGAGCGCTCGGGCGTCTCGGCCATCACGTGGAGGACGCCGTCAGTCGGCGCGAAGACCTCGCGCTTTCGCTTGAGCATCACACCACCTCGATGGTTTCCATGACGTTTCGCAAGTGGGCGGCGCCCACCTCCTCGGCGTAGTTCCGGAAGAAGTCGTCGAGGGCGTCGGAGAACTCGTAGAGGCAGGCGTTGAGGAAAAATCCCC